ACGCACCATCTCAGGATCTTGAGCACCGAGCATACCACCTACAGCACCGCCAAGCTTATTAGCACCTGAATAGATAGCAGCGGTAGCACGTTGGAAAGGATCTAACTTAGCATACTGTAAAGCCTGTGCTTGCAAAGCTGCATCACGTTGGGCTTGGAGGGATTCTGGAGTGATCCCAAATAAACTATTAACTACTTCAGCCATGTCTTGTTCCTCTCTCTTTAAGTCCAGTAACCGGGATCAGCATATTGACCTGTCTGCAATGGGTTGCCAGAAGGAGCCATAAACTGGTTAATAGTGCCACCTGCGCCAAACAAATTCTTAACACCACTTACGAATTGTGGATTGTCCCCTACACCCTGCAAAGCAGCAGCCATAGGATTATATTTGTTAGCAGCAGCCATAGCAGCAGCAGCGTTAGTAGAACCTGTCATCAAGGTATTGCCTACATTAGCACCCGCTTGAGAACTACGTCCACCGATGTTAAGACCTAAGTCCAGAGCACCCTGACCAGCAGATTCCAAACTCTGCCCCAAGCCAAACTGTGTTTTTAATGGATTATAACCACTAGAAGCCAAGTCTAAACCTGTACCGAACAAACCTGCACCGAAGGTAGTCTGTGCTCTGCCTTGCTCCATAGCTTTAGCAGCCAAATCAGCATCCTGCACTGCCTGAGCATTCAACAGAGCTTGCAGATCAGTGTTAGCAGCTCCCATACCACCGCCTTGAGCGACAACCATACCGCCACGGCCTGTGTTGAACAGGTTTTGTGTCAAGCTTGCTGCTGCTCTTTCACGGGAAGGAGCTAATAAAGCTTGTTGAGCTTGCATCCACTGCTGTGCAGCCTCTTGTGGAGACTGGGCCAAATAACCTTCACCTAACTGGAATAATCTTTCCTGTGCCCCTCCTGCACCTTCTGCTGTACGAATACCAGCGCCCTGTGCTTGAGTGATAAGATAGTCCCGTAAAGCGGCAGTATCAGGAGCGAGATTGTAGTTTGCACCGATTACATTGCCTTGGGCATCGGTCTGGAAGTTAGAGGAACCGAAGCGAGTGGTGACACCCACTGGACGGAATCTCTGAGCATCTGCTGCGATACGCGCAGATTCGAGTGTGGCATTAGCTTGTGTGTTAGCTGCCTTCTTAGCTGAATTACCACCAATAATACCACCTAATAGAGTAGCACCTGCTGCGATTAACGGCATATTAAGCCTCCACTTTCATGTCTATGTCTTTAATTAAAACTTGATCCACTTTACTCACGTCAGTTTCCTCGGTTTGATGAATACAGAACCATGTAGAATCCTCTAAGGCCATAATGACATGGTTTACATTCTTTACAATGTTAATACAAGCAGGAGCTGTGTATTCCTGTGCCTTGTCATCATCAAACAATACCCTGACCTTGCCTTGAGCTAAGATACTCAAGTGATCATAGTTATGTTTGTGTTGACAAGCCATAGCCCCTTTGGGAATATTCATCTCTTTAGCGTACAAGCCTTCAGAGAAATGATGTACCGTATCCATACTCAAGCTGTACGCTTCCACATAGCCACTGTGATGTATGGCTGGAGGTTAGCGTTAGTACCGCTAGAACCTGTAGTTCCCACAGAGGTAGAAGCAGAAATACCTGTCGAAACACTCTGTGTATATGTATTAACACCTGTTCCAGTATCATTAACAATACGCCAGCCAGTGCCTTGACTACCTGCATCTCCATAGCCGTTGTTAAACCCGCTTTGACCTGCAACACCTGTTAAATGACGGTGTCCGGGATCGCTAATCGAAGTGGAAGCAGTGTGGTTGTGACTGACAACAACAGCATCCTTGCTACCACCAGTCTCTTCCAAGGCATCAAACAGTGAATCACTACCGTTCAAGCCTACCATGACTCGACCTGCACCGAAGGCTGTCCAAGTACCAAAGCCTAACAATGTACCGGGGTTAGTGGTTACACCTGCGTTAACATAGATAGAACCTACCGGATACAGAGCTTCCTTGGCAGCAGCAATAGCAGCAGCTACGAAAGCAGTGGTAGAAATCTGAGTAGTGTTAGTACCAGAAGAAGCTGTAGGAGCCGTAGGAGTTCCTGTTAGTGCAGGACTGACAGTATCAGCCTTGGTTGCCACTGCCACTGCAATGTTATTAAACTCAGTATCAATCTCAGTACCTTTGACAATCTTTGAAGGATTGCCAGAAGACAAAGAGTCTTTACTGGTGAAGTTAGTACTTTTTACATAGTCTGTCATGTTATACGATCTTTCCGTTCTTGGCCTGAATTTCAATCTTCTGGATGCTCAGAGCAGAACCATCAATGTCTGCTTCGTAACCAGTCTGAATAACTTTACCTGCTCCTGTAGGATAGGCAACAAGGGTTTGTAGGGTAATACCATCAGAGTATTCTACTCCAGCAGTATTATACTCCGAAATTCCAAATTCTGCAACACTTTGTGTAGGAATTTTAGCATTTTGTGAGAAATAATTTTCCTTGAAGTCATATCCCCACTTAATTGCCACATACTGGTTAGAACCACCGATAACAACCACTGAAAGTTTCTTCAGTACGGAGCTAACAGAAGGTGTTCCTAAGTCGGTATGGTTGGTAAAGTACTGGAAACGATAAGGATTACCGTTATCCTGATACCCTGAGTATTGACCAATATAGCCTGCCTTGCCAATCAGTAAGCTTTTATCTCGGAGGTAGCAGAAGCTCTTAGGCTCCATGTTATCCCAGATAGTTACTCGACTAGAACCATCCTGCAATGTAGCTTTCATGTCGAAGCAGTACACCACTTTCAGGCTAGGCAAAGTAATCAAGTAGAAGGACTCAAAAGGACTGTACACGGACTTGATGTTAGCTGCTGTTTCACCTGCTACAGCACTCATTAAGTCATTACGTACATTCTTAGACAAGTCACGGAAAGGTGCTGACTTCTCTTGGATGGTTCTCAAGACACTGCGGACACCTGTATCGGACAAGAAGATAACATCTGATCCTGTGTTCTGGATGGTGTCTCTAGCGATACAGCCAATACCTGTCAGGGAGTCAGAGATCTTGAACACTCCTGCCGAGAGCACATCCTGAGCACCTGAGTACACCAAGATATTGTTCTTACCGAAGATGAATAAGAATCCATTGTGAGAGGCTAAACCTGTGACGTTATCTGCACCGTTAGGCCACACAGAAGAGACATCAATAGAGCCTGTAGAACCTGCTGCCCATTTGTGACCAGAAAGAATGTCAGACCAATAAATAACTGTCTTTTCAGAGGCTGTATCAGCAACCCATAAGCGTCCATAGGCAGACAAGACAATGTTACCAGCAGGAACCGTACCTGTGTAGCCTGACTTCTCAGACACACGGCGATAGGTTGTAGTACTGACAGCAGGGTCGAACACCAGAGGATCATGTCCAGATTGGAACAGATACAAGCACTCGTTAAGAGCTGCCATCTGCCAGTTACTGCCGGAGATCGTAGGAGCTGTACCGCCACCACCGTAGGTTAGCATGGTTAAGGTACTACCTACCAGCTTAAAGATCTTGTTGTTACCTGCTGCAATGGTGTACTCAGCACCACTGTCTGTTACCAACTGACCAATAGATTCCACGTTAGCAGAACCCAAATCAGTGTTGGTTGAGTGCTTAGTTATCCACCCTTTACGAGCACCTACACGGCCATACTGGTCAATAACACAGTTAATAGCTGTTAAAGCGAAGCCAGAGGCTAAGTCTAATGACGAGTCCTGAGTGTTCAATCCATAGAAGCCGGGAGCTGTAATACTAAATGTTTGGATTTGTTGACCCATAGCTTACACAGCCTCCCAAGTCTCTTCCTCAACATAGCGAGAACTTTCAATAGCGATAGCATCAGCCAATGAAGACTTGTACAGGCCATAGGCTTCAGAGCTGTTCAAACCACCATCTTCACCACGCTCAACCAAGGCACGGGCAAAGGCTCCCAAGACTACAGGCTCTCTAGGCACGAGCATGGTAGCAGTGTCAGAGGTCAGTTCAGCTTGAGGAATGTACAAGTTAAAGTACAAGGTCAAGCCTGCATTAGGAACAGGATAGAAGTCTACTTTAGTGTCTCCAGTGCTGTGGATACCGTTAAAGTTGTAGTACATCGGATTGCCGGGACTGGTGTTGTTCAGCAAGTACTGAGACATCAACTTGGTGCTCAAGGCATTGATGACAGACTTGTTGGTGTTGTCCTGAGCATCAATGACTTTGAAGCGAGTACCTGAACCTGTGAGCACATAGCCATAGGTATTAGCTGTTGTCTCAATGATCAAGGTATCAGTTAAAGCATTCCATGCGTAGGCATCTTCTACTTGTCGTTTGGCATCGTTAACCAACCTACCCACAAGCTTAGATAAAGTATTCTCATTGACGGTAGTGACTTCAGGTTCGCGCATACGAATCAGAACATCATTAACAAGGTCAAGGTATGTTGGCAAGGCCATAAGTTAGATTCCTTCTTTCTTAAACAATTCAAAGGTGCATATAGTACTGAAAGAGCTACCTGCTTCATCCTGCATCACTACGGTATCGCCTTCCTCCAACACTACATAAGCTCCTCCATCCATGCGAACATAACTACCTGATGCAATAGTACCGTTCTGCACATAGATGTTAGTGGATGCGCTAGAGTCTCTCCAGTAAGCAGAAATGCTCTTGGTAGAGCCTGAGTTATTGAAGATGTACATCAAGTTCCACTTAGCAAAGTAGCCAAGAGGAACTGTGTAGATCGTAGTAGCCGTAGCTGCTGTAAGGTTAACACCTACCGATACAGGGCGTGTCATTTGGCTTTCTTCTTCTTCTCTTTATTCTTCTTGGTACGCTCACCACGCTCAGGCTTAGACTTACCTGCCTCAGACAGTGCAATAGCAACTGCTTGCTTCTGTGGTTTACCTTCTTTGACCATCATGGAGATATTCTCACTGACTGTCTTATCTGATTTACCCTTTTTAAGTGGCATAATATTGCTCCTTAGTTGTTAGTGTCTGCCGGAAGTGGCTCATTCCCGGCCTCAAGCCATTTCAGATACTCTTGGTAGTCTGTGTTGGCAGGGTCAAAAGGGATGAAGGCGTTGTCAGCAATGCGTTTAATACACTGTGCTGGCTGACCAGTCATGGGATTGTTTTGAAGTTGATACATGATTAAAGCTCCGCTGATGCCAGATATGTAAAGTTTAGCTCAGTGTTTCTGCCACAGGCAAAGGAACGAGTGTTAGTCCAGTCCAGTGAACCGGGCGAGTAATTCACACCTTGAGGAGAGTTTGTAAATGAAATTGTCGGGGCAGCACGTTTTTCCGTAGCAAATACAATAGCAGCTGCCAAAAACGTCCCGGCAGCAGCTGCTACATACAATTTATATTCGTTCACTTCATAATAACGTTGGCACTGAATCAATTGGCGACCATAATCAATTCTTTCAAACGGTGAAGCAACACTACCAGCTTCAAGCTGTACGCCTGTGATGTAGAAGGTGGCTCCGTTTGTGCCGACTACTGAGGTTGCGCCTGTGGCTGAGAAAAAGTTGGAGCCCGCCCATGCGCCAGCAGTTCCGCTGTACGTGGAGCCAACACCGAGTCCAAAACTTACAAAAATACCAATACCGGTATCTTTCAGCCAAGTGCCGGACGTATCACCGGGAATTGTTACGGTTTCCAGCTCCCAAGTGTTTGCTGCGTTGATTGTGTAGGTGAAAGGGTAGCTTCTGTTTTGTGCTGAGTTTGTTAGAACGCCGCCGAAAGTTCCAGTCAATGAACTACGCACCCAGAAAGACAACGTGACTGCCTGTGCGCCAGCAGCCCCCCAACCTAAGTCGGCAACGTTAAAACCTTCTATGCGTTGGTTCAGCATAAAAAAATCTGAAGCGCCAAGAGAAGTGGCTGCGCTCGATGTTGCGCCAAGGTAGTTGGTAAATCCCGATGGCGGCGTTACGGAACCCGCGTTCTGTTGAACTGTGTATTTGCTCGTTTGAGTGTAATTAGCAGCCCAGCGATCTACCGTGTAAACAACGCTGCCAGCAGAAGTGGCTACACTCGCCCCGTTGTTCCTCTGGTCAATCCGCATATCACCGTTGATGATGCGGTTACGAAATCCCATCGAGTTCGTAGGTGCTGCCACGCCATACAAGACAGCATTGCTACCGCCTGAAGCGTCATTGATTGAGTTTACTTTTAAGTTGCTCATGCCAGTTGTTCCTCAGTTGGTCGTGCCAATGTTGGGTGATCCCACGCAGCAATGTAGTCACCGTTACCGTCAGAATCGTTCTGCAAGCGAATGGTGTCCATGAAGTCACGGTCAGTGAGTTCAGGGTAGAGTGCTTTGATTTTTTCGTAGAGGGTCATGTTGCGCTCCGGGCAAGGAAACCTGAAAATCGAGTCATAACTCCAGCCTCTGTAACAGTTGATAGACCTGTGGTAATTACGTAAACTTCCAAGTAGTCAGTTGATCCGTTCATGTAAACAATATCAGTATCAACTAAACCAACAACATCGTTTGTTTGAGCGCGTCCACCCCGGTTATATTCAGAACCATTTTTATATAAATAGATAATGTTTGCGCCACCTATTGCTGCGACAGTTACGTTGGCATTAATTTGATAATAACCAGCAACAGTCGGCGTAAACCGAGAAGATGCAAAGTTATTAGCAGTATCAAACCTTTCAACTTGAAACAAAATTTT